CGAGGTGTCGCCAGATGAGGTGAAGTCTCGTATCGACGTTGCCAATGAATTGATTAATTCTTCCGGCGGTCAGATCACGCAGCAACTACAGGACTACTACGGTCTTAGTCGAGGGGACGCTTTAGCGTTCCTACTTGACTCTGAAACTGCTATGCCGATCATTACGTCCACGGCAAACGATACGATCCGTGGGGTCTCGCTGGCCGTCAAGTCCAACCAGTACGGGGTGAACCTAGACCTTAATGAAGTTGATCGTTTGAGTGCTATGGCAGCAACAGACTTCGCCTCGTCTTCAAGCACGTACGGTCGTTCTCGTTCCCTAGCCGATATTGACCAGAGAATGCAGGCTGCCGGTATTACGGCATCTACTGACTCTACGTTGGCAGCATTCGACGGTGAGACTTACGACTCGTTTGAAGCGGCACAAGCCGCGTTCGGTAATCAGGAAGCACAACTGAAGTCTCGTGCCCGCGCCCAGCGTGAGCAAGCCAAGTTTGCCGGCACGTCCGGTGTTGATCAAAATTCTCTATCCGTCTACAGGAACCTGTAGCGGAGGGGCATGAAGGTATCGACCGCCATTAGAACCCCACGAGGGTAGTTGGCGGGACCACGGTTCGATTCCGTGATGCTCCACTCCACGTCAGACCTACCGGCCCTGATGTGCGTCCAAGTCCGGTAGCAACAGCCTTCCAAGACTCCCCGGTCGTGGTTGTGGGTTGCGATCTCACGAATGAGCGAAAGGGTGTAACAGTCATGTCATTCTATGACGACGATGACGATTTCGAGGGCAACGAGTCCGAGGGAATCAAGCAACTTCGATCCGCACAGAAGGCGGCAACGAAGCGTATTAAGGAACTAGAGTCCGAGCTGGATTCTTTCCGTTCTACGGAACGGACTCGCAGTGTGTCTGATGTTCTTGCCGCGCGTGGCTTGAACTCTAAGATCGCTGACCTCATCCCGTCTGATCTGCGCAGCAGTGACGACATCAACCGCTGGCTTGACGAGCGGGCTGACGTGTTTGCTGGGGTTCAATCAACCCCGTCGCAAGCGCAGCCCGAGGCTCATACGCCGGTTGTCCCCCCTATGAACGCTGACCGTATGCAGTCCATTTTGGACCAGGGTGAGCCGGTTCCCGGGGACGAGTCGCAACTGCTGGCTCAGATTCAAGCGGCATCTACGCCGGCTGAATTGAACCGACTGCTGTTCGGTTCAGAGTCTGGCCCGTCCGTCTTTTAGAGACGTGACTCCAACTATCCGATCTAGCACTTGAAAGAAGGTGAACAACAATGCCAAATACATATACAGGTACCGCGACTATCTCGAACCAGACTGGTCTTACCAATCTCGTTCAGAGCGCGTACGACCGTTATGTAGAAATGGCCCTGCGTTCGCAGCCGCTCATCCGTGACATCGCCGATAAGCGCCCTGTACAGCAGGCCATGCCCGGTTCGTCTGTTGTGTTCCAGATTTACTCTGATCTGGCGCAGGCAACCTCAACCCTCACTGAGAACGTGGACCCGGATGCGGTTGCTATCAGCAACACCAGCACCGTAACCGTCACTCTTAATGAGTACGGCAATGCCGCACTTCTCACCCGCAAGTTGGGCCTGTTCAGCTTGTCTGACGTTGATCCGGCTGCTGCCGACATCATCGCCTACAACCTTGCTGACTCGCTTGACTCTGTAGCCATGACGACTCTCCGTGGTGGCTCGAACGTGCTGTACGGCACGGGTGGTGCGACTGACGCCAATTCTACCGCGACTGTTGGCAATGACGACACGCTTGCTACGGCAGACGTTCGTAAGGCTATTGCCAAGTTGCGTGCCGGCCTTGCCGTTCCCCGCATGGGTTCTCTGTACGCCTGCTACATCCACCCCGAGATTTCGCACGATCTTCGTGCCGAAACTGGTTCGGGTGGGTTCCAGGACCTCCACAAGTACGATGCCTCGGAGAACTTCTGGCCGGGATTCATCGGAACGTACGAGGGTGCGTACTTCATCGAGACTCCTCGCATGTATCAGGCAACCGACGGTGCGTCGTCCACTCGCGTGTTCCGCACCATCATTGCCGGCAAGCAGGCTCTCGCTGAGGCCGTTGCTGAAGAACCGCATGTGGTTCAGGGTCCGATTGTGGACAAGTTGATGCGTCACCGCCCGCTGGGCTGGTACGGCGTACTCGGCTGGGCACGTTACCGCGAGGCGGCTCTGTACCGCATCGAGGCAACTTCCTCAATCAACAACGCCTAGTCGATGTTCCGTAAGGGTCACTCATATATCGGGGTGGCCCTTACGGGCATCTAGGGAAAGGTCTGGTTATGGCTTGTCGTAGTGCCTGTAAGACGCAAGATCATTCGACATGGGGCGAATGTGCTCGTGCAGCATCTTTGAAGATCGGCTATGCCGCTTCCGCTAAAGGCTGGGATGCGACTGCACAGAAGCGATGGGATAAGGAACTTCAGCTTTACCGGGATGTTCGTGCGACTGGTGTGCAGCCGGCGGGAACTTCCACGAAGCAGATTCGTGAAGCAATGGACATTAGTGAGAAGGCGAATAGTGCCTTTGATGCTTCAACAAACAAGTTTGCTAATGGTGCTCACTATTCACCTAAGACTGGGAAGGCTGTGATGCTGTAATGGCTGGCGAGACTTTGGTGCGTGCCTTGAATCAGAAGGCTGGGACTGTTGTCAATGGTGCGTCTACTCTCACGGCTACTGCTGCCGCTAACGTCATTGCGTCTACGACAGGTTTGACTCTCATTGCGGCATTGAACAAGGTGAACAGCTCGACTGGTCTCAAGTTGGCTGGCGTGTTGAACAAACTTGCTGGTACTACGGGTCTTGATGTTGCTGCTGCTGCGTTGGCATATTCGGTTGCCAGTGCTGCTACGGCTCCGGGTACTCCTACTAGTGTTTCTGCTTCTGCTGCTGGTTCTACTGTTACTGTGACGTGGACTGCCCCGTCTAATGGTGGTTCAGCGATCACGTCTTACACGGTGCAGCGTTCTTCTGATGGAACGAACTGGACGACTCAGACTGATACTGATGGTAATGCGACTAACGCGACTGCTACTTTGACTTCTCAAGCGGATGGTACGTACACGTACCGTGTTGCTGCTACGAACAGTATCGGTACAGGTTCGTACGGTACGAGCGGTTCTGTCGTTGTTTCTACTGCTTTCTCTGCTACTGGTGGAACGAAGTCTACTAGCGGAGCTTACACTTACCATTTGTTTAATTCTTCTTCTAGTTTTGTTGCTTCTGGCAGCAAGACTGTTGAGGTTCTGTGTGTCGGTGGTGGTGGTGCTGGTGGAAATCTGTGGGTTTCTGACGAGAGTCCTGATTCTATCGGTGGTGGTGGCGGCGGTGGCCGCTATTCGCTAACTACTGGTATCAGTGTGTCGACAAATACTTACGCGGTTGTTGTTGGTGCGGGTGGAACTTATACAGTACCTAGTGCCGGGTCTTCTACTTTCGGTTCAACACTAGCGACTGCTATTGGTGGAACTAGTGGAGATACTACTGGTGCTCAACCTGCAAGCCTTATTGGTGCAGCGGGCGTTGCCCCATCCGGTAAGGGTGGCAGTGCCCAGAATGGTGGAGCATCCGGTGGTGGTGCTTCGTTCTCTACTAATGGTGGTATTGCTACCAATCTTGGTGCTGGAATTTACAAGGCCGGTAACGGTGGCGCTGGTGTAACTAATCCGTGGCCTGTGGGTGCTGCTGCTTTCTCTGGTGGTGGTGGTGGATCGTCATTTGTTGGAACGCAGCAGGGTTCTGGTGGTTCTGGCGGTGGTGGCGCAGGTAACGCTAACGGAGGTAATGGTGTTGCTGGTACTGCTAACACGGGTGGTGGTGGAGGCGGTAGTGGAACTGAATCGTTTGCTGCTGCTGGCGGTTCTGGTGTTGTGATTGTGAGGTACTTGACGTGAACTACCTAATTGTTCGTGACGGAATTGTTGAGAACGTGTGTGTAGTTGAGGAATCGGAAGTTGATTCACTTGCCGCACTGTTGGGTTGTGAACTTGTTCCTGTTGATGACGTTGATTCCGATGACGGCATTTTACTGGGTGACGAGCATCCTGCGTCCACCGACAGTGGAAGAAAAGGTTGGCCGGCCATACGCATTGTGGTGGCACGGTAACCGTAGAGGTATCAGTCTCGTAAAGACTGCCGGAGTGTGGGCACGTGTTGAGTTCCCAGGGATTCTTCAGCTCGAGGCAGCAGATGCCTACTACTTGGGCGGTCACGAGTATGAGGTGACCGACACCGAGAAGGCAGCACTCATTGCCGAGTATCCAGATTTTGCTACGTACATCACAACGTCCTAGGAGTATTGGTGGCTATCACTCTTACTGATCTGATCGAGGAGACTTTGACGTTTCTT